GTTGACGGCGGAAGAAGGGTAATCGTGCTCTCTGGGGCGCGTGGCAATCAAGGGCATTCATTTCGTTTTTCCCCGGACACGGGGGAGGCATATATGGATGGCCGTGTAATACATGCGAAAGCAGACACTGCCGGATACGCAGATACCGCCGGGAGTGCGAATGCGCTTGGCGGCAAAGCTGAATCGGCCCTCTCCGTAGCGTATGCAAGGGACTCTGGGGCGATGAACGGCAAGGCCGAAAGTGCCCTTTCCGTCAACTATGCGAACAGAGCGGGACAGGCACAGCTAGCGGCCCCAGCCGTGCAATGGGTTGTCAATACTTCGGGTCCAGCTATCACTGTACCCCAGGGAGGCACATATAACGTTGTGTGTATCTGCTTCAACGACAGTGGCGGCAAAGGCGCTGTGAAGCCCTACC